TATTTCTATTAAAGCTGTAAACCTGAGAGAGATTTTTAGAGATATGAAGATAATATATAGGTCATAGCTGTTGACTTATTATATAGTTTGGAATGATTCTAATTCGCAAGGGGGTACATGAGTGCCATGGGGGGTGGTGGTGGTAGTATATATACTGCTTATACAATTTAAGTAGATTTAGATTGTAAACTAGATGAAGGTCGCCCTGCTTAATAGATTATGTGGGGGTTGTTATATTGCTGGACTGCCCCAGAGAAGATATATTATAATCTATGTATATGTTGCACCCCCTGGAGAGTAGCTATAGAGATTATACACCCTATATTTACAAATGTCAACATAAAAATAAAAAATATTTTAGTTGTCAACTAGATTTAATTATGCTATAATGAGTTGTATGAATAATAACTTTTTACCAGGAACAGAAACTAAGAGAAAACTAACAGAGCAACAGCAGTCTTTCTTAGATGCACTATCAACTAAGACTAAAGGCAATGTAAAAGAAGCATTAGTTATAGCAGGATATGCGACAACATCCCAATCAGCAGTTGTGGACTCTCTGAAGAATGAGATAATAGATGTTGCTAATAAGATATTGGCTACATCAGCTCCAAGAGCAGCAGAGAAACTAGTAGAGATTCTAGAGAGTGAAGACCCTATCCCACAAGTAGGTGCTAAACTACAAGCAGCACAGACATTGTTAGACAGAGTAGGTATTGCTAAGAGAGAAAAACTAGATGTAACTCATACTGCAGCAGGTGGTATATTTCTTTTACCTGAGAAAAGAGATGTAATAGATGTTAATGCAGAGGATGTAACACCAGATGATGAATAGAAGAAGAAGTTCAACTATACCTTATGGGTATAAACTCAAAGAAGATAAAGTATTAGAACCAGTTGAAAAAGAAATTAAAGCATTAGCTGATGCTAAAGAAGGAGTTAAAGCTGGAGCATTCTCATTAAGAGGTGCTGTTGAAATAATGGAAAGCCAAACAGGTAGAAAATTATCTGCTATGGGTTTAAAAAAGATTATAGACAAAGATACAACAGAAGAAAAACCAACAATAGGTTTATTAAGTAAAAATGGCTAGACAATATAACTATGGTTATGAACATAAAGCTAAGTTAGCAGCTAGGAAAGCTGTTAAAGAAAAAGAAAAAGAGATTGAGAAACTTCGTAAGAAGCTAGACAATAGAACTCAAAAGCTTAAAGTTAAGAAAGATGGTATAGCTAAAGTTCAACAAGGTGAACAACAGAAGCAGTCCGATAAAAAAGGTACTGTTATGGATGAGAAAGAATACAAAGCACTACCAGAAAGTGTTAAGACTCTCCTAAAAGAAGAGCAGGAAAGAATCGTCTTCAAGCCAAATGAAGGACCTCAAACAGATTTCTTAGCTGCAGGAGAACAAGATGTGCTATATGGTGGGTCAGCAGGGGGTGGTAAATCATATGCCATGCTAGTTGACCCATTAAGATATATGCACATTAAAGAACACAGAGCATTACTACTTAGAAAGTCTATGCCTGAGTTAAGAGAATTAATAGATAAGTCTAGAGAACTATATCCTAAAGCTTTTGCTGGTGCAAAGTTTAGAGAGGTAGAAAAAATTTGGAGGTTTCCTAGTGGAGCTTCATTAGAGTTTGGATATTTAGATAGGGATGCAGATGTTTATAGATACCAAGGACAATCATATACTTGGATTGGTATAGATGAATTAACACAATACCCTACAGAATTTCCTCTCCAGTACTTGCAGTCACGATTGAGAACAACTAATAATGCAATACAATGCTACATTCGGTGTACAGCAAACCCTGGTGGGGTTGGTGGACATTGGGTTAAGAAAAGATACCTTGACCCAAGTCCTCCTAATGAATCCTTTCAAGGACAAGATAAAATAACAAGAAGATTTATACCAGCAAGATTAGAAGATAACCCTTTCCTATCTGCTGATGGTAAGTATGAGCAGATGCTTATGTCCTTACCTGCTGTTCAAAGAAAACAATTACTAGAAGGTAACTGGGATGTTGCTGAAGGTGCAGCCTTTACAGAGTTTGATTATGATACTCATTGCATTGACCCATTTGAATTACCTAAGCATTGGGAAAGAGTAAAAGGAATTGACTATGGTTATGCAGCAGAGTCTGCAGTAATATGGGGTGCAATAGACCCTAGTGATGAAACATTAATTATATACAGAGAACTATATCAAAAAGGATTAACTGGTGAAGACTTAGCTACTAGAATCTTTGAGTTTGAGAAAGAGGATAGGTTGTCTGTAAATGGTGTGTTAGACTGGGCTGCGTGGGCTAGGACTGGCTCTACTGGTCCAACTGTAGGCGAAGTACTATCCAGAGCAGGACACAAGCTTAGAAGAGCTGACAAGAACAGAATCCAAGGTAAGATACAAATACATGAGAGATTAAAGATAACAGATAAGGGTAGACCTAAAATGCAAATCTTTAAATCATGTCCTAATCTAATTAGAGAAATACAATCTATTCCTCTAGACCCTAACAAACCTGAGGATGTAGATACAAAAGCATCAGACCATGCTTATGATGCTTTGAGATATTTAATTATGTCTAGACCTAAAGCAAGAACAGCCTGGGAGGATATGCGTGAAGCAAAACGATTTACTCCTGCAGACCCAATCTTTGGATATTAATATGCCCCTATATACTTTTAAAAACTTAGAAACAAATGAAGAATATGATGAAGTAATGTCATATGAAAAACTACAAGAATATTTAAAACAAGATAACATACAACAAGTATTTAAATTCAATATGTTTAGATACTCTGATGGTGGTGGAATGAAAGACCAATTTACAGACTGGTGTAAAGAGAGTTCTGTAAATGGTAAAGGAGATTTTAAACCTTATGGTAAGGCTGCTAAAGGAATGAAACAAAAGGGAGATAAATGAAAAAGAAAAAGAAACCAAAGAAACAAAGAAAGATAATTCCACTTGATACAAAGACTTTAGGTAATGATATAACTAAATATCCTTATGTTGAAATAGAGTGGCTTGATATTGAAGGTGATGCTGGATGGAGTTCAACTAAACAATTAAACTTAGAACAACTTCCAACTTGTGTATCTAAAGGTTATTTACTTAGTCAAAAGAATGGTGTAACTAGAATATTTACTGATTATATTAAAAGCAAAGATAAACCTACCTTTGAAGATATAGGTAATACAACTATAATACCTACAGCAGTAATTAAAAATATTAAGAAAATATTATAAGTTAAGTTGACAACATACTAAAAAAAGTGTATTATTATACGTATTATACACAAAACTAAAAGGTTGAATATTTTATGGCTGAGTACGAAGAAAAAGATTTAGGAACTTCTATGCCTGAAGACGGTGAAATGGAAGATAATAAACAACAATCTGCTTTAGTAGGTATTGTTCAATCTAAGTTTCAGCAATGTGAAACTACTAGAAGAGATGATGAATTAAGATGGTTACAATCTTATCACAACTACAGAGGTAGATACCTTAAAGATGTTAAGTTCAGAGAGAATGAAAAGTCTAGAGTCTTTGTTAAAGTAACTAAGACAAAAGTACTTGCAGCTTATGGACAACTAATTGATGTACTATTCGGTACAAATAAATTTCCATTATCAATTCAAGAAACAAGAGTACCTGAAGGAATTGCAGAGTACGCACACCTTAATCCTTTAAAGGAAATGCAAGGTGATGAGAATTTAAATCCTACTCCTGGTGTTGAAGGAAATATGGATTATATGCCTGGAGAAGAAATGGATATGCCATTACAAAATGGTGGTCTAGGTTTTCCTGGTGATGGTAGAGAGTTACCAAAGGGTGCAACATTCAACACATTAAAAGATTTAGAATTAGGAAGTCTTCAAGAAGAATATGAAGAAGCTGACTTATCACCTGGACCAGCTCCAAGTCCTGAGATGCCACAGATTAAACCTGCACAGATTGCAGCTAGAAGATTAGAGAAATTAATTCATGACCAGATAGAAGAATCAAATGGAAGTATAGCTTTAAGAAATGCTATATTTGAATCTTGTTTATTAGGTACAGGAATTGTTAAAGGACCTTTTACTTATAACAAAACATTACACAGATATACTGATACAGGTAATGGTAGAGAGTATACACCTGAACAAGTTAAAGTTCCTAAAGTAGAATTTGTTAGCATATGGGATTTTTATCCAGACCCTAATGCTAGAAGTATGGATGAAGCAGAATACGTTATCCAAAGACATAGATTAAATAGAAATCAATTTTTAGATTTAGCTAACAGACCTTTCTTTAATAAAGCAGCTATCATGGAATGTTTAAAGATGGGTGCTAACTATACTAAGAAAGAATGGGAAACTGATATTGATTTAGAAAAAAGTCATTATGCAGATATTACTCATAATAGATTTGAAGTATTAGAATACTGGGGAACTATAACTGCAATGGCTGCAAGAGAAGAAGGTCTTGAAGTTGGAGAAGATGTAGATGATTCAGAAGAAATACAAGTTAACATCTGGATGCATAGAGGTAAAGTAATCAGAGTAGTTGAGAATCCTTTTAAACCTTTTAGAACTCCTTATCAAGCATTTGTATATGAAAAGAATCCTTATACATTTTTTGGTATTGGTGTTCCAGAAAACATGGATGATGCACAACAGATTATGAATGGTCATGCAAGAATGGCAATTGATAACTTAGCATTAGCTGGTAACTTAGTATTTGATGTTGATGAATCAGCTTTATCATCTAATCAAAACATGGAAGTATATCCAGGTAAAATATTTAAAAGACAATCTGGTGTACCAGGACAATCTATTTATGGAATTAAGTTTCCAAATACTGCTGTAGAAAATATGCAGATGTTTGATAAGTTCAGACAACTAGCAGATGAATCTACTGGCTTACCATCTTATTCACATGGTCAAACAGGTGTTCAGTCTATGACAAGAACAGCATCTGGTATGTCAATGTTAATGGGTGCAGCATCATTAAATATTAAAACAGTAATTAAAAATATTGACGACCAATTAATTAAACCTTTAGGTGAAGCAATGTTCCAATGGAATATGCAATTCTATGAAGGTGACTTACCTATTCAAGGTGATTTAGAAATTAAGGCAACAGGTTCTTCTAGTTTGATGAAAAAAGAAGTTAGAAGTCAAAGACTAACTATGTTCTTACAAACTGTACAGAACCCATCAATTGCTCCATTTGTTAGAATGTCAGAGGTGATTAAAGAGTTAGCATACTCTCTTGATTTAGACCCTGCAGAAGTAATGAACACTAAAGATGAAGCAGAAATCTATGCTAAAATTATAGGAATGCAAAATGTTAAACAAGGAAATGGCTCTCAAGATGATGTCAATGGTCAACTCGGAGCAATGGCTGGTAATGCAGGAATACCTGAACAAGCTCCAGGAGCTAACAGCCCAGGAAATGGCGAAGGCTCAATCGGACCAGGTAATACACCAATGCCAGGGGAGATGGAATTTACTGGACAAGTTGAAGAACCTCCAATCACAGGTTAGAGATTTAGCAAAATAACAGTTGACTACATGGTATTCGATTGTTATACTATACAATTACTAGGAGATAATATATATGAAAAAAATAAAAGCAATTAAAATGGCAACAGGTGGACTTATGTCACAACCACCATATATTGCAAAGCAAGACAAAGACACTCAAGGTATTACACCTTATGATGTTAATACTCCTGCGTCTGCTAGACAAGGACTACCTTCAAGAGCTATGTCTTCTTCTAGAACTAGAATGATGAATGGTGGTTTATTAAATAAAAGATTAAAGTTTGATGTAGGTGATTCTGTTAAAGATAAAATTGAAGAGAGAAAATTTGACCAGCTTAAAGCTATGAAAGATTCAGGTTTACCATTAACAGATAAACAAGAACAAGAATTACAATCTTATATAGCACAAGATAGAAAAGTAGAAATGGCTATTGGTGGAGTAGTTACTGAAAAGTATGCCCAAAGAGCAGACTATCAAGCATATGCTGAAGGTGGTGAAGTTGAAGATGAAATGTTAGATGAAGATATGCCTGATGAAGATATGCCTCCTATGGAAGAACTAGAAGTAGAAGAAGAATCTTTATTACAACCTATGGGTATGGAAGATGAAATGCCTATGGATGAAGATATGGAAGATGAAGAAGATTATGGTGACATGGATGCTATAATTGATACTTCAGCTTTATCAGAAGAAGAAGAAAAAGTTTTAGATGATGCAGTAGAAATGCATCCAGAACTAGAAGGAATTATTCCTAAACTAGTTGCAACAGAATTTACAGATGATGGAGAAGTAGAAGGACCAGGAACAGGAACTTCAGACTCTATCCCAGCACTTTTATCAGATGGTGAATTTGTATTTACAGCAAAAGCAGTTAAGAACATTGGTGTAGACAAATTAAGAAAGATGATGAAACAAGCAGAAGAATCTTATGATGCTGGAATATCTTCTCAAGTAGAAGAAGTATAAAAGAATTTATAGAGAAAGGTACTCTATGAATAGACAAGCTACCTTATAATAAAATTTATTTATTGTAAGCCCTTGTAGTTTCGTTTTAAACAAAAACCTACCATAGCTACCTTCAGTTATGAAGCCCTAAGGAGGACAACACAATGAGTAATCAAAACGAAGAAGGACTAAAAGAAGTCGCAGCAAACCCTTACAACAGAAAAAAATCTTGGCATACAGATAATATAATGCCTACTGATAGAACTTCTGCTGATACAGGTTTGTTTGTGCCAAACCCTGCTGGTAATATTAATGCATCCGAAGCTACTGCCGATGGCAACCCTGACGATACAACTGATAATACTGCAGCCACTATGGATAAGGTTCAAGACTCTGCGTTAAATACAGAATCTAACCCTTATACAAAAGTTGATTATAAGAAAAGATATGATGACCTTAAGCGTTATTATGACAGGAAACTAGGAGAATGGAATAATAAGGAAAGTGAACTTAAAGTACAACTTCAAGAGAACAGACCTAAATACCAACCCCCTAAATCGAAAGAAGAGCTTGAAGCTTTTAAAAACGATTACCCTGATATTTATGGCGTAGTGGAAACTGTATCACACTTACAATCGCAAAATGAAGTTAAGACATTACAAGAAGAGTTAGAAGGTTTAAAAAAAGCTAATACTACTTTACAACAAAGAGAAGCTGCTTTAGAACTTTCAAAATATCATCCTGACTTTGAACAAATAAAAGAGTCTGATGATTTTCATGATTGGGCTGATGCTCAACCAATGGAAATTAAAAAATGGATATATGAAAACAACTCTGATGGTAAACTTGCTTCAAGAGCAATTGACTTGTATAAGAAGGACCGAGGACTTGGATTAGATAAAAAAACCGAAACGAAGAGAAAGTCTAAATCAGAAGGTGCTGACTTGTTAGTTAAAACTAATGAACAAGCTCAAATACCTGATGGTAAAGAAGTTTTCTTCAAGCGTTCTGATATTGCTAAAATGTCAGATGCTGAGTTTATGCAATACGAAAAAGAAATTGTAAAAGCTCAAAGGGAAGGTAGACTTATAGATTAAGTTTATCTTTATTTTTTATTAATCAATAACTAACAAAGGAGATACTACTATGGCAAAATTTGCAGGTGGTTCAACATATAACTTTGGATTAGGCGTTTCAGGTCAAACTAATGGTTTCTTTATTCCTGAAATCTATTCAAAGAAAGTACAAATAGCTCTAAGAAAAGCAGCAGTAGCAGAAGCAATCTGTAACACAGATTACATGGGTGAAATTTCATCTTTCGGTGATACTGTTAACATTATCAAAGAGCCTCAAATCGCAGTAGCTGATTACACTAGAGGTCTAGCTGTAACTTCTACTGATTTAAGTGACCAAGAATTGGTTCTTACAATCGACCAAGCGAAGTCTTTTTCATTCAAAATAGATGACTTAGAGAAGAGATTCTCTCATGTTAACTTTCAAGCTGTAGCTGCAGACAATGCTGCTTACGCTTTGAGAGATGCTATGGATAGCAACATTCTAGCTGCAATTTCTGCAGGTGCGACTGTTACTACTGGAATGGGAACAACTTCAGTTCCGATTGATATTGGATTCGGTACTGGTGAAGTAGACCCTCTAAACCAAATGTCATTAGCTGCTAAAGAATTAGATGAAGCTAATGCACCTGAAGATGGAAGATGGTTCGTTGCTGCCCCTGAGTGGTACAACCAACTAGCTAACACTTCTTCTAAACTTTTATCAGTTGATTTCAATGCTGGTCAAGGTTCAATTAGAAATGGTTTAGTTGCATCTGGATTACTAAGAGGATTCCAAATGTACAAATCAAACAACTTACCAACTAATGACTTAACTGGTGCTACTCCTGCTGGAACAGCAACTGCACCTGAAGCATTATTCGGACACATTTCAGGAACTTCTGCTGCGTCTTCTATGAATAAAGTAGAAACAGTAAGAGATACTGGAACTTTCTCTGACATCGTTAGAGGTCTAATGGTATGGGGTAGAAAAGTATTAAGACCAGAAATTACTGGTAAGATTATCTACACAATAGATTAATCTTTAATACACTTTGGTTGGGGGTAGAAATATCCCCAATCATTTAATTTAATTAAAAAGGAATATAGATTATGCCAATGAAAAAAGCAATGCCTGGTGGAAAAATAGCAAACAAAGGCAAATATAAATATGGTGGTAAAGTAGAAAGAAATAAAAAAGGTCATGGTGGAATGATGACTATTATAATTAAAAAAGATAAGAATAAGAAAAAGTAATTATGGGTATAATGTCTTCACCTGCATGGACTCGTAAAGAAGGAAAAAATCCTGAGGGTGGACTTAATGCTAAAGGTAGAGCTTCTTACAATAAAGGTAAAACTAAAACTGGTAAGAAAAGAAATTTAAAAGCACCAAGTAAAGTTGTAGGAAACAAAAGAAGAAAAAGTTTTTGTGCTAGAATGAAAGGCATGAAAAAGAAATTAACTTCAGCTAAAACTGCAAGAGACCCTAATTCAAGAATTAATAAATCACTAAGAGCATGGAACTGTTAACATATGTCTAAAACTTATTTATCAATGACTAACGAACTACTGGTTGAAATTAATGAACCAGAAGTAACAACAATATCAGGAGCATTAGGTATACAAAAATTTGTAGCTAACTGTGTTAATAGAGCTTACTTTGATATAGTAGATGCTCAAGATACATGGTCTTGGTTATCATCATCAGCAACACAAGGTAATTACAATGGTAATACTTATGTTGAAACTGTTGCAGGACAAAGATGGTATCTTTTAAAACAAGGTTCATCAAGTGTTGATACAGATTTTTCTAATGTAGACTGGGATGGTTTTTCATTAACAGAACAAGGTGTGTCTGGTAAAACAGAACCTTATACAATTAGAAATTTACCTTTTGTTTCTTTAGAAACTTGGAGAGATTTTTATGCTGAAGGTGAAGAAAGAGATAGTTCACAAGCAACTCCTACATATGGTGTACCTGAAAGAATAATTAGAAGTGAAGATAATAGACACTTTGGATTATCTCCAGTACCTAATGGAGTTTATAGAATTTATTTTTATGCTTACAACAGACCTTCAGAATTAACTAATGATACAGATGTTGTTTTATTTCCAGCACAATATAAACCAGTTTTATTAGCAAGAGCTAGATATTTTATTTATCAATTCAAAGATAATATTGCACAAACACAATTAGCTTTAGATGAATATAAAAAAGGTTTAGATAAAATGATTGAACAATTAAATGCTCCTCAACCAAAATATATCGAAGACGATAGAAGAGTATTTATTTAATAAAGGATAAGAATGCCAACTCAAGGAGCTTCCATTACAGTACAGGGTGGCTTGGATTTAGTTTCAAGTAGTCATGCTTTATTTAGAACACCTGGAGCTGCAACTGTCCTACAAAATTTTGAATCATCTACTACTGGTGGTTATAGAAGAATAAGTGGTTTTGAAAAATTAGGAACTACAAGTGCAGTTATTCCTTCTGGAGTTGTAACTGATGAAATGCATGGTATTAAAGGTTATGCAGATGGAGTAGTTGTTGCTCAAGGAACTGATGTATATTTTAGTACTACAGGTACTTCTTACGTTCAAATAAATAAAGATACTTTTACAATAGGATTAGGAACAGTTTCTATTAGTGCAGGTTCACCTACCTTAACTGGAGTAGGTACAACTTTTTTAACATCTTTTCTTGTTGGTGATGATATTAAAATTAATACTGCTACACCTTATATTTATAAAGTACTTTCTATTCAAAGTAATACTCAATTAACATTAAGTAGAAATGCTATTACTGCTAATACACAAAATAATTTAACTTATGCTATTGGTGGTATTGACCCAAGTCTATTAGCTAGTCGTACAACAATTCCTAGAACTAATCAAACTAATGTTAAGTTTGTAAACTTTGAAGCTATTCAGAGTATTAATGGTGCTTTATATTTTGTAGATGGATATAATAAAATAGGTGAGTTTTATATACATGAAGATGGTACTTATCATTTTGAAGATATAAATGAAGATGCTCCTATTGGATGTTCTTTAATAGAAAGATATGCTGAAAGAATAATAGTATCAGGACAAAGAGATAACCCAAGTACTGTTTATTATAGTAATAGATTACAGCCTTGGGATTTTACAGGTGCTTCATCAGGGTTTATTGATGTAGGAGATGTAGTAACAGGTATTAAAGTTTTTAGAAACAGCTTAATTATATTTTGTAAAAATAGTATTTATGAGTTGACAAACCTTGATTCTACTCCTATAATTAAGTCAGTAACAAAAAATATAGGTTGTGTAAGTGGCAACTCAATTCAAGAGATAGGTGGAGATTTAATCTTCTTAGCCCCTGATGGATTAAGAACAGTTGCTGGTACAGCTAGAATTGATGACGTAGAATTAAGTTCTATTAGTAGAAAAATTTTACCATTAGTAAATGAACTAATTAATAACTTTGCTAACTATACTATTTCAAGTATGGTTATTAGAGAAAGAAGTCAATACAGATTATTTTATTATAGGTCTGGTCAAGCAGCTAGTGGACAACAAGGAATTATAGGAACATTTAAATATAATTCAGAAGGTATACCTGCATTTGAATGGAGTCAAACTAAAGGTTTACCTGTTAAGTTTTGTACCTCAGATGTTAATAACGATGGTACAGAAGTACTTCATCATACTGATGAAACAGGTTATGTTTATAAGCATGATACTGGTAATAGTTTTGATGGTGCTAATGTAGAAGCAGAATTTCAAACACCAGATATGGACTATGGTGATAATGGTTTAAGAAAAAGTTTATATAAAGTTAAAACTAATATTGAACCTGAAGGAACACAAAACGATTTACTATTAAGAATTAGATATGATTTTGAAAGTTCAGAAGTTCCTCAACCAGGAAACTTTGCAGTAGGAAATTTAAGTTCAGCTTCATTATTTGGAACAGCCTTATTTGGAACAGGTATATTTGGAGCAACAACATTACCAAGTAAAAGTGTATTAGTAACAGGAAGTGGTTTTTCTAATAACTTTAAATTTTTTAGTAATGATACAAATGCTCCATATTCAGTAAATGGAATGTTTGTTTCATTCATAGCAGGAGGAAGAAGATAAATTATGGCAGGATATACTAGACAGAGTTCATTAAATAATGGTGATATTATTACAGCAGCATTATTTAATAATGAATACAATCAACTTTTAGCAGCCTTTAATGCTTCAACAGGACACAAGCATGATGGTACTGCAGCAGAAGGACCAGTCATTGCTCTTATTGGAGATTCAGGTCTTACTACTCCTTTAAACAAAATTCAAATAGATACAGCTAATGATGAAATAGGTTTTCACATTGATGTATCAGGAACATCTACAGAACAATTTAAATTATTAGATGGTGCAATCGTTCCTATTACAGATAACGATATTGATTTAGGTACAAGTTCTTTAGAGTTTAAAGATGCTTTCTTTGATGGAACAGTTACATTAGATGGTTTAGTAATTGGTTCAGCTACTTCTATTACAGATGTAGATACAGATTTAACTTCAGTATCAGCTAGTAATAATACATTAGCTAGTGCTAAAGCAATTAAAACTTATGTTGATTCAGTTGCAACATCAAGTGATTTAGATTTTCAAGCAGATTCAGGTGGAGCTTTATCAGTTGATTTAGATTCTCAAATATTTGGACTAACTGGTGGAACTGGTATTGATACTGTTGGTTCAGGACAAACTGTAACTTTTAATATTGATGGAACAGTAGCTACATTAACAGGTTCACAAACTCTTACAAATAAAACTTTAACTAGTCCAGTAATTTCTACAATTTCTAATACTGGTACAGTAACATTACCAACAGCAACTGATACTTTAGTAGGAAGAGCAACTACAGATACTCTTACTAATAAATCTATTAACGTAGATAATAATACATTAACTAATATTGAAGTTGATAATTTAAAGTCTGGAGTTTTAGACATAGATTTAACAAGTGTTGCTGCAACAGATACTACTCTTGCTTCAGCAAAAGCAATTAAGAGTTATGTAGATACACAAGTTGCAACTATTCCAGTTGGAGATATTACTTCAGTTGTAGCAGGTGCTGGTTTAACTGGTGGTGGAACATCAGGTGATGTAACTTTAAATGTTGTAGGTGGTACAGGTATTACTGCTAATGCAAATGATATAGCTATTGATGCAACTGTTGCTACATTAGATGGTACTCAAACTTTAACTAATAAATCTGGTAACATTTCACAATGGACAAATGATGTAGGATATTTAACTGCAGAAACAGATAGTCAAACATTAAGTTTTTCAACACCTACTCTAACTATTAGTAATGGTAATAATGTAAACTTAAGTACACTAACAACTGGTTTAATTACAGCAAGTTCAACTGATACATTTACTAATAAAACTATAGATGTAGATGCAACAGGTAACTCACTTACTAATATAGCTAATGCTAATATTAAAGCAGCAGCAGCTATTGATGCAACTAAATTAGCAGATGGTTCTGTATCTAATACAGAATTACAATATATTAATAGTTTAACATCTAATGCACAAGACCAAATAGATGCTAAACAAAATACAATAGATTCAAGTTCTAGATTAAATGCTAATCTAGTAGGAGATGGTTCAGTAGATAATACTGAATTTAGTTACATCAATGGTGTAACTTCAGCAATACAAACTCAAATTAATACAGCTAATGCTGATATAGCTACTAAAGCTTCAAATGGGTTTGCTGTTGCAATGGCAATTGCTTTATAATAAGTTGTTGACAAAGTAATATAAAAATGGTATAATTAGGATATTCTATGGCACAAGATTTTGAACGATATTTACAACAAGACATTTCAAACTCATCAGGTTCACCTACTGTTTTAAGAACAGCAGCAGATTCAGATGATGCAATCATTGGTATTAGATGTGCAAACACTTCTGGTACTTCTGTGAATGTAACTGTATATGTTAAAAATGGAAGTGACACTTATCATATTATTAAAGATGCACCTATCCCTACAGGTGGTTCTTTAGAATTAATTGATGGTGGCTCTAAAGTTGTTTTACAAACTGGAGATTCAGTTGAAGCTTATGCTTCTGCAGCAACTTCAGTTGATATAATTACAAGTGTTGTAGATACTATCTCAGCATAATTAAGGAAAATTTAATATGGCATATGTCGGTAAAGCACCTGCTACTACAGCTTTAACTGCTGATGATTTAGCAGATGGTATTGTATCAACACCTAAACTAAGTAATGATTCAGTTACTAGTGTTAAAGTTGTTGATGGTACTATTGCAAATGCTGACCTAACCAACTCATCAATTACAATTAATGGTTCAGCAGTTTCATTAGGTGGAACAGTTACTATTGGAGAAACTAAACCAACTATTAGTTCTATCTCACCAGACACAATAGATAACTCAGAAGCAACAATTACAATTACAGGTTCAAACTTTGTATCAATTCCACAAGTAGAATTTATTAATCCTTCAACTGGTATTTGGTACACAGCTAGTACAGTTACATTTAACAACTCAACATCATTAACAGTTACAGTTACTTTAACAGTTGATGCTCAATACAAAATTAGAATTGAAAATCCAGATGGTAATTCAGTAATATCATCTACAAATATTCTTACAGTATCCGATGCACCGACTTGGTCAACTGCTGCAGGTACATTAGGTACTATTGAAGGAGATTTTTCAGGAACCGTTGCAACTGTTGCAGCAACTTCAGATTCAGCAATCACTTATTCAGAGACAACTTCAGTATTAACTAATGCTGCACAGGCAAATTGTTCTTTAAATTCTACAACAGGTGTGATAACAACTACAGACTTTGGTGGTAGTTCTACAACAGCTACAACTTATAATTTTACATTAAGAGCAACCGATGCAGAAGGTCAAACAGCAGATAGAAATTTTAGTTTGACATCTTCTTATGGTGCAACAGGTGGGGGACAATTTAACTAATGAGTAATACAAGATTAACAAGAACAGTATCATCAACCACAAACACTAATGTTTGGACTTATTCAACTTGGTTTAAAAGAGCAAATCTTGGTATTGAAGACCAACTTTTACTAGGAACTTTTGATAGTGGTAGTTTTGAAATGATTAGATTTAATTCTTCAAATCAACTTTTTCTTAATTTGTATGATGGTACTAATGAATATCAAAAAATAACAAACCAACTTTTTAGAGATGTTTCTTCTTGGTATAATTTGGTTATTTCAAGAAATGGTACGACAGTTAATATTTATGTAAATGGTGTATCAGTAACTAGCTTCGCTACAAATAACACTTATACCACAGCAGGATATTTTAATACAGCTTCTAGAACAGTTACAGTTGGGGGAAGAAGTGATAATGGTAATTACTTTAGAGGCTCAATGTCACACATTCATTTTATAGATGGCACAGTTTATGACGCAACAGCATTTGGTCAATATGATGCTAATGGTGTTTGGACAATTAAAACTTCTCCATCAGTTACTTATGGAACTAATGGTTTCTTTATTTTAAAAAATGGTAATAGTGTTACTGACCAATCTGGTAATAGCAATAACTTTACAGTTGCAGGTGGTACATTAACGAATACTGAAGATAATCCAAGCAATGTTTTTGCTACATTTAATGCTACATGGAATTTATCTAATGGAAAAAATTTAACTTTAACAAATGGCAATACTACTACACAAAGTAATTCAGCCAATTGGAATGGTGCTATCAGTACAATAGGTGTTTCTACTGGAAAATATTATTGGGAAGCAAAAATAGTTAGTGCAACTAACAATTATAATTTTGGTGTAGTAGACCCAGATGTTGCTGATGTAAATAATACAGATAATATAATGAATCAAGTAGGGTATAGTGGTTTTTATAATTTTGATGGTGGAGAAACAAGAATTGATGGTGTTGTTTCAACATCTAATTATGGCACATTTGGTAATGGAGATATTTTAGGATTTGCTTTAGATAAAACAAACAACCAATTTAGTATTTATAAAAATGGAGCTATAATAGTTACTAATGCTTCTTTAGGTCAAGGTAATGGAACAGTTTTACCTATAAATTTAATTTATGGAACTAATCAAGGAGGTTCAAATTTTAACTTCGGCAATGGCTACTTCGGAACAACAGCAGTATCTAGTGCAGGAACTAACGCAAGTGGAATAGGAATATTTGAATATGATGTACCAACAGGTTATACTGCTTTATCAACAAAAGGATTAAATTTATAATGGCTTATACAAACATAAAAAAATCGTCTGATTATTTTAATACTAAACTTTATACAGGTAATGATTCAACAAATGCTATTACAGGGGTTGGACATCAACCAGATTTAATATGGGTAAAGAGCAGAAGTGCTGCTTCACATAGTAATCTTATTGACAGTGTTCGTGGTGTTAAAAAGCATGTGTCTTCATCATCAACTAATGCTGAAGATACTGAAGGTGCAAGTAACGGATTATCCAGCTTTGACTCTGATGGATTTACTTGGTCTGGTAGAAATACTGGCACTGGTACTGTTAATGAAAATAGCACAACTTATGTCGGTTGGTCATGGTCGGCTGATGGAACAGGTGTAGCTAATACAGATGGTTCTATAAGTTCTACAGTTTCAGCAAATACTACAAGTGGATTTAGTATTGTGTCTTATACTGGTACAGGAAGTGTAGCAACAGTTGGTCATGGGTTAGGAGTAGCACCATCAATGATTATTGTAAAAAGAAGAACTGGTGATGCTGGAGATTGGAGATGTTACCATAAATCATTAGGAGAAGATTATTTAATTAGATTAAATCTAACAGATGCTTCTCTAGATAATCCATCATGGAATGACACAGCACCAACATCAAGTGTATTTAGTATTGGAACGAATGGAGATGTTAATACAAGTGGTGGTAACCACATAGCCTACTGCTTCGCAGATGTACAAGGCTTCTCAAAATTTGAAAGCTACGTTGGCAATGGAAGTGCTGATGGAACATTTGTTTATACAGGATTTAAACCTGCTTTTGTTATGATTAAAAGAACAAATAGTACAGGAAATTGGTTAATGTTTGACAGTAAAAGAGATGGATTTAATAGTCAAAATGATAATTTATATGCAAACACTACAACAGCAGAACAATCAGATGGTGCTTTAGATATTTTTTCTAATGGTTTTAAATGTACTGTTACAGGTACAGATACAAATGGTTCTGGTTCAACATACATCTACATGGCATTTGCCTCAGAACCTCTAGTCGGAGATAACCCAGCTACAGCTAGATAGGAGAAAATAAAATTATGGCAATAATAAAAATAGGAAACCCAGCAATAGATTTAGATGCAGCAGAGATTCCTAATCTTGATACAGCTAAAATTACTACTGGTACTTTAGATGCTGGAAGAATTGATAATGATTCTTTAGCTAATGTAACAGCTTTACCTTTTAGTGCTGGTACAGATTGGCAATCAACTATTGTAACTGGAACAACATTAACAGCAGAAGCTGGTAAAGGTTATTGGATTGATACAACATCTAATGCTTGTACTGTTACATTACCAAGTTCAGCAAGTGTTGGTGACTTTATAGAATTTTCAGATTATTTAAGAACTTGGGGAACTAATGCTGTTACAATAAATCGTAATGGATTAA